TTTCCAGTTGCACCCGTATTTCCAGTAGTTCCTGTTGTACCAGTAGTTCCTGTTGTACCAGTAGTTCCTGTTTGACCAGTTGTTCCTGTTGTACCTGTTGTACCTGTGGTTCCTGTTGTACCTGTGGTTCCTGTTCCACCTGTATTTCCACGAACCTTACCAAGATTCGTTTTAGTCTTACTAATAATTCCATCGTTGTCAATGGTGCTGACATAAAGATCGCCATCACCTGAAACAGATGCGTTTGTGTAACCTGTTCCTGTTTTTCCAGTTGTACCTGTGGTTCCAGTTGTACCAGTAGTTCCTGTGGTTCCTGTTGTACCAGTAGTTCCTGTGCTTCCTGTTGAACCTGTGCCACCAGTTGCTCCTGTTCCTCCTGTCCTCACTCCTGTTTCAAGTTCAACACCAGTATCAAGAATAAGAACAAGATTACCCGCAGGGTCTTTTGTAGTTGCACTAATTCCCGCTCCAGTTGTTCCTGTGGAACCAGTAACACCGGGAGAACCAGTATTTCCACGAACCTTTCCGCTCGTAGTTGATATCACTTTACCCGAAGAATCTGCAACATCAATAACAAGCAAACCATCGTCTGTAATTGTAATTCCTGTAACACCCGCTCCCGTTGCTCCGGGCGCACCTGTAACTCCACCCGCATCAATGACGGTTGTAACACCAGTTGGTTGCTTGATTGTGACGATGAGTTTTCCTTCGTCATTTACAACCACATCTTCAACACCTGCACCAGTTGGGCCAGCAGGACCAGTTGCACCGACGATTGGCCCCTGTGGCAATTTTGGAGTAAATGTTCCGAATGTTATTAGTTGGATTTCTCTATCACCCGCAGAGATTTTACCGGGATCAACCTTTGGTGCAAGTGGTTGAGTTTCTGACAGATATGAATGGATGTCAACTATATTATCCGTTAGCGACTTTAGTATAGAGGGGGTGACATCATCAATTTCACCATAAACTTCTACACCGATACCATCGACCACATAGTTGAACGGTCGAAGTGCATTTACTGGTTTTGGTGTATCTGTGTAGAAAAGACGCAGATAGATTCTGCGTATCTTTAGATCGGAGATGAGTTTTTGAACGAACTCGTATGCCATTTCAGTTTAACCTAATTGCTTCGCCTTTTATGGTGACATCAAGACCCGCAGTAATTTTAACCTGACCACCCGCATTTATCGTTAGATCACCACCCACGACTTGCTCCATGTTTCCATCTACTTGAATAACACAATCGTTTTTAGTATAGATTGATGAGTTTCCTTCGACAGTAATGTTTAAATTTCCTCTCACATGGAGATTGTCATCTCTAATGACTGCTTCGTATTTGTCTCCTACGATCTTGATTACCTTTTTGCCATCAGGATGTATCTCTTCAAATGTTCCTGACTTGTGATATTTATGGAGTCTTTCTGCACCCGGAGTATCATCGAATTCTTCAATGTGACCACATTCGGTTTGCTTCACATGATTGAATGGATACTGGGCATTGTATGGTGTTACAGGTTCTTGTATCTCAGATGAAGAACCTACACCACCCGCCAAGATCATACTATCAAGATTATTGACTTTTCTTTCAACAATAGTGTCCTTCACAACACCTCTTGCAATTCTATGTGTATCGGGTTCTCCAATGTATCCTTCCAATGGATAGATTCCATCGGGATCGGTGAATCCGTCGTTGGGATTTGTCTTCTTGACAGGAATTCCACCTAGAGTACCAAGAATCATTGGTTCTTGTGCGGATTCACCATCACGGAAGAAACCAAACACCCATGTACCCTCTACTGGGCCCAACGGCGTGGTTCCAATCCCGTTCATTGCAGCAGATGTGAGTGGTTGTATTGGGTATGCCCAAGGAAGGTCTTCTGTTGGGAGTTCTTGTTTGTTCTCTGTGTGAAATCCGAGACAGCGAACACGAACTCTACCAAGCATTTCAGGATCATTCCTATCCTCCACAACACCTTGAAACCACACAAAACCCATCTTTCCTGCGAAAAGTTCCATAGAGTTTATTTCCTCTCAATAAAATTGGTGGGGGACTCTCTATCCGTACCCATGAATGCTGCCTCATCGGGCAGGGGAACTTCATAGGAATTCTTTGAGAGTATTAGAGAAGTCTTGTATTCGTCTGGCGTAAGTGTGTGTCGAACAGTTGTGATTAAGTATTTTCCACTCGCTCTTTCGTCGTACCACTCGGTATCAGATGTTTTGAGCGGTGCAGATTTTGGTATGAACAACTCGACAACATCACCTACACGCAGGACGGAGTTCCCTGCTACTTCTATCTTTGTCCTAATTGTATTTAGCAAAGTTCTTGATGAAAATGACTGCTGCAACCATTTATCGTGATTTTGTGTATTTGGATAGTCCCCTCCCATAAGACCACTCTGTCGTGTGACTAGCATGATATTTCCTTGGGGTGTATCTGTATACGCACTATTGTTTACAGTCACTTTCTCGTTTGCGACTGTTCTTATTTTTGGTTGATCTTTATTGTAGTTGAATATTTTCCTACCCCAAGTTTTTGTAGTGACATCATGGATGATTAGAGTGGAGGAGAACGCCGCGTCCATGTATTCCTCTAACTTCTGATTTACACGCAAGAACTCCAAGTCTCTTACATTTGAGAAATCTCTTGCCAAAGATTTTGGACTTGCTAATGCGTAATTGTCATTTGCATTTCTAATACCCGATGGCATCTGATAGTATTTCATAACAGGTGTTTGTGAGCATAGTTTGCTCAAAGATACAAACTGATGACCATCTACGGTTTCATAGAAGAAGTAGTTTGTTTCTTTATCGTTACCACTTGGGATTGCACGGGATGCCAACCACTCCAATGCTCGGAATGGTTGCCACATTGGTATTACGCACTTGGTTTCTCCTTGTGTTTCCTGTGTGTTGAGAGAACCACCAATGTAATCTCTGTATATGCTTTTTGCTATAGAGGAAATCTTACCCTTAAATGACTTGGAAATCTTCTTGGTTTGATTCTCAATAGCAGTATTCGAAACAAACTTGATCTTGTATACTTCACCTCTTTCGTTAGGCGATCTTACACGATCAGAAACTTCTATGATTCTGAATTTCACATCTATGAAATCTGAATTTATACCGGGAGTTCTAAATTTGACATGAAGGGTTTCGTGACCTGATATTGGAAATGTGTTCAAAAGGTCTAGATTGTCTTTGATGAACAAAGTACCCATCATCGCTTGTGTCGTGATGTCTTCGACAAAGGAGAAGTTCTGAAACACATTCTTAAGATCGACTCTTCCACCACCATCATACTCAAGGTATATGGATGATAGTTCATAGTCGTTCAGTTTTGTATACTGATCGGATGGGGATACCTTTGGATCAAGTCTGAACATTATTTCTTCAATACCTCTCTGATTTCTCTGTTGATATTCTCAAGGTATCTTGGATCAAGTAGTTTGATTTTTTTGAACTGATCGTTGTTTCTGAACTCATACTCTTCATTTGTAACGACATAAACGGTGTTATCGTCGTTTATGTAATTTTCGAGTATTGTTTGAGTTGTTCCAACTGGATCAACAAATCCCCCTCCTGTTTGACCGAGGGGAACTTGATTGCCATCTCCGTCTGGTGGAGTTGCCATTGGATTCAATCTGATCTCGTCCTCTTCGAAGTGGTGCAGAGAATATCTGCTGTCTATGATCTTTCTAACTTCTGCTCTTATCTCTCCGTTATAACCTCTAGCGATGACATCTCCTTCTTGAATTTCACCTTGAAGACTGTCCAACTGGATGGCGGATAGTTCAGGAATAAAACGCTTGACGACCCCCAACACCTTATCCTCTCCTGTGTCCTTGTAGTTGTTTCTAGACAGATATATCGTGATGGTATCACCCTCGGAGAAGTTTTTGATATCGGATGTAGCACCCAAATAGTGACTGTAGAACTGTTGTGTGATTCCAACAGGAGAAATGAACAATGTCTTTGATCTATATTTTCTGTCTATGTACTCATCCAATGACTTTGATCTCAATGAGAAGTTGTACTGTGGGTCTTGTACTTCATTGAATAGAAGAACAATCCAAAAATAACGAGGATCGCCGTATACTTCCTCTGCAATTCTTTCGGGGGTCATTCCTTCTTCAACGATATATTCAGCAAAGAGATCATTTGTGTCCTTTGCTGCTGTGGAAAAACCAAGACGAATGGTGATATCTTTTGCCAATTCTGTCTGTTGGTTTTGTGTAGGATACTGTACGAATGGAAAGTGTTTAAAGTACATCAGTAACCCTCAAAAATATGCTGTCTTGTTAGGTAATCTGCCTCCACGAACGAAAGTGTCATTTCTATTCTTGGTGGGAATCCATCTACAAAAGAATGGTATACCTCTTCAGGCGTATAGTTCGTCTTAATGTCGGTGAGAACACATCTGTTCATCTTTGGCAGAGCAGGGTTTGGACTAGTTGTTTGAGTTTGGGGATTATATGTCTTCGCGCTGATCTCAAATTCAGAGGGGAAGTTGAAGAATGCTTTGTTTCTAGAAACCTCGGGGTAGGCATGGAATCTAAACACTTTGATGATATCGGCAACCATCTGTGCCTCCGATTTACTTCTTGGAGCAAAGTCAAATTTGAAATCCCATTTTCTGAACTCAACCCCTTGGAACATCTGTTCTTTTCTTGGATTGACAATTACACCGAGTTGTTTTTCAATGAAATTACCCGTGTTGAGTGTTTCTTGACCGACGATTGCCGCGGCCTTATCAACGAATCCACCTATTTTTGCCAAAGCACTCAAAGAAAACAACCCACCCGCAGCAGACAGATCGGTGGTCAATGCTTTTAACGCACCAAAATCCTTCTCCTCGTACTTGAGAGAGTCATTGAAATCCAATCCACCGGGAAGATATAAGAAAACAGAATCACCAGACTGTTCGATTGAATCGTTGAGGATTGTGTCGCCCTTTGCAACCTCTGATGCTAGGAATTTTCTGTCCTTACTGTCATACTTTGCTTTCTCTTGAATAAGACGACTTAATTCTCTTTTTCTTTCATTTACTACTTCTTGAACACCCTCTCTTGCCTCTTGATTTAGTGTGCTGTCTTTTCCCAATAGTTCTGTTTGTGCTGTTCTAATCCATTCTTCAAGATTTTTTATTTCTTCCTCTTGTGTTGCATTTTCATCCCAAACATTCTCTGCTGCTGTGTTATAGGCGTTCTTGACCTTATCCACAATAGAACTAAGATTTCCATTTTTGACCGTGAACACCCTGAACTGCAACCAGTTCGTTATTTCAGTTTTTGATCTATCGTTCGAAGCAAGATCAATGGGATAATATAGAGGTTTACCAAAGAGGGTGTCGAACTTTCCACTCTTCTTGGAAATACTCAGAAACCTCTTAGCAGTTTCAACACCTTTGTCAAGAGATTCGAAAAACCCCCCTTCATTGTTGTCAGGATAAGTCTCGTCACCTGTTTGATTGTCTAGTGGCATTTTTTCTCCCGATAATGATCTTTGCCTTTAATGGAGGCATACTACATAGTATGTATTATGGCATACAAGGGCAAATTCAAACCAAAGAATCCCCACAAGTATTTCGGTGATCCTACAAAGATTGTCTATAGGAGTCTGTGGGAACGAAAGTGCATGGTCACATTCGATGAAAACCCGAATGTCATATCATGGGCATCCGAGGAACTTTGCATACCTTATCTATCACCAGTAGATGGAAAAGTTCACAGATACTTCCCTGACTTTCTAGTTGAATTGATAAACAAAGATGGGGATGTGGAGACTCTGCTCATAGAGGTTAAACCAAAGAAGCAAACCAATCTCCCAAAGAAACCTGAAAGCGGGAAGATGACAAGAAGATACATCAAAGAGGTCAAAACATACGCCGTCAATAACGCAAAATGGGAGGCAGCGGAGGAAGTCTGCAAGAAGAAGGGTTGGAAGTTTAAGGTAATCACCGAAAAGGAAATCTTCTAATGCTATTCAAGAACATAAAGAAACTTTCCCCTGCTTTGGCAGCATACGCTGAAAAGGTAGCACCTGAACTCAAGGAAGAGGATGTGGAACTTTATAGTCCAAAATCAATTCCAAGAGCAAGAAGATTTGTTGGAAGATCGTTTATGTTTTCTTATAGAACACCACAGGGAAAAGGAACAAAAGACCTGCCCTATTTCCACCTTTGCCCAATGGTGATCCTTCTTCAGCAAGAACAGGACTCCATGCTTGCTCTGAACCCGTTCTACCTCCGTCCTGACCAAAGGGAGGAACTGGTGCTAGGTCTAGAGAACGCCCTAATAGGCGAACCCGACGACCCCGAGACAAGAGCAAGAATAACATATAAGATGGTTGCTAAATACAGAAGAAGATGGAGAACCGCTTTTCCTTGCATAAAAAGATACATCCATCAGAGGATGAGTAGAGTGGTAATCGGTGTCAAACCTGAGTTGTGGAAGGAATTCTATCTTGGTGATATTGCTAGAAGACATGAACTATTCTTCCAAGGGAAAAATGCAAAAACGGTATGGAGTGAAAGTTTTGCAACGATAAAGCAAAATCTTACGAGAAAGAAGAAGTAAATGAACGGATTCAATATCGGAAGTTTCATATCGGAAATCGGAAAGTCGGGTGTTGCTCATCCGACTCGATATTCTATCCAGTTTGAAAGTTCACCTAGTGGACTGATAAAGTTCTCTAGAAGTGAACAAGAGAAAATGAATCTCCGTCTTACAAAGACATCCTTCCCACAAGTTTCGATTGGAAGCAAGGAACTGAATTTAGCAGGTCTTGGTCGTGAAATGCCTTATGGTAGAGTCTATGAAGGCGATATTGACATGGAGTTTCTTGATGATAAGAATTTGTCCATTAGATCAATATTTGAGAGATGGCAGGGTCAAGTCATAGACGAAGAAACACTCAAAGTAGGTTACTATAACAACTACACTTGTAATCTCATAATCAATCTTGAGTCAATGAAGGGTGTGAATGCTGGTAGAACAAGAGTTGGTGAAATTGATGTTCCTTTTTTGGGAAAAGTTCAAGTTCCACAACAATTGTCCGTTGAAGAAGCAAGCGAGACATCTACAACTTACAGCATAACCGTCTATGATGTCTGGCCCAAGTCAATAGACACAATAGAACTTGCGTCAGATTCAGAGGGACTAATAACAACAAAAGTTGGACTTTCCTTTAGAATGTGGAAATCCAACAGTCAATTTTTACTGGCAGGAAAGAGATTCCTAAAGACAGCAGGAATTTCAAGTATTCTTGGTATCTGAATGAATGAAAGGATAAATCATGTCACTACCGAAACTAGACACACCAACATATAAACTCAAACTACCATCCACGGGAAAGACAATCAATTATAGACCATTTTTGGTCAAGGAGGAAAAACTCCTCTTGATGTCGAAGGAAGCAAAGAACCCCAAGGAAATCGTGGAAACTCTACGAAAACTTGTCACAAGTTGCGTTCTAGACACAATTGAGTTCGACACACTTACCCCATTTGATATCGAATATCTGTTTCTGAATTTCAGATCGAAATCAGTCGGAGAAGAAGTGGAACTTATGATTCCATGTGAGAAATGCTCAAACAAGTGCGCCGTCTCTGTCAATCTTGATGAAGATATCTTTATAGAAAACAAAGAAAAGAAAGTTGACTTCAAGGTTCCATTGACCAGTACGGTCGGTTTGATTATGAAGTACCCAAGTATGGAGTCATTCCTCTCTACGGGAGGCAAAGAAGAGGACTCTTTGGATGTTCTTGCTTCGTCTATTGAGTCTATCTACGATGACAAAACTGTACACAATATCACCGATTACACAGCAAAGGAAGTCAAGGAGTTTCTTGGTTCTCTCGGTATGAAAGAGATGCAAAAGATTCAAAACTTCTTTGCATCTATGCCCAAGGTAAAGTGCAAGGTAGAGTTTCATTGTCATGGATGCTCCTCTGACAACACATTTAACATAGAAGGCATCAACAATTTTTTCTGATTTGCCTTTCACACGATGACTTGGTTTCACACTATAGAATAAACTTCATGTTGATGCAAAATCATAAATATAGTCTGACCGAACTTGATAATATGATTCCGTGGGAAAGGCAAGTGTATCTTGGATTGCTCAGAGAACACTTGGAAATGGAAAAACAAATGTACGAGAAGAACAAGATAAGGTAATCTGATGGCAAAGGAACCGACACCACCAAAATCATTTACAGAAAGAGACAACCCACTCCTCGCTTTACTTGGAAACAAGTCAGAAGAGGAGAGAATTGCACAACAGCAAACGGATCAAGTGGTTGGTAGTGTTGATGATGCTATTTCACAACTAATAGCAAATATAGAGGTTATGGTTTCCTCCATAGGAGAAACGATTAAAAAGACAGGTGAGATGATAGCGAAGAAACTATCACAAACCAAAGAAGAAAGACAAGAAGAAATAAGAAGACAGAATGCCATATGGGACAATGTGTTCGACTTCTTCGGAAACGCATTCAAAGACCTGAAAGAGTTCTTCAGAGTAAAGAAAGAATGGTCTTGGTGGGATTTAATCAAGGAAGCGGCGTTTTGGATCACCGCAGTAGGTTTGGCATACTTTTGGAGACTTTACAAAGTTGTTGATGTAGTAATCCGAGGGATAAAGAACCTATACAATCTTATAAAAGATGGAAAACTGGTAAAAGCAGTACTTGATTATTTCAAGGCGATATCCACTTCTCTAAAGGGATGGATGGCAAATCTATTCAGAACCATAAGAGAGGGAGTCTATGCTAGGATAGCAAATCTTTTCTCTAGGATGTGGAATCTAATAAAAGAATCTAAATTCTTTAGAGTATTAAAAGCGTTGGGCAGCGATATTGCGCGTGGACTTAATTTCTTGTTTGGAAAAATAAGACCTGTCATCAATCTTGTTGTGAGAGAGTTCGGATTACTGCTAAAAGATATAAAGATTCTTGTTGCAACTTTGAGAAGCAGCAAGATAGTAACAGCGATAACAAACTTTTTTACTAGACTAGGTAACGCTTTCAATACAGCGAAGGCATTCGTGATAGGCACAACAAGTAAACTAGTTTCAAGTCTGTCTTCAATTTTTTCAAGACTATCTGGTGTTTTTGTTAAAGTCTACTCGACTGTTAGTTCTTTTTTTCAGACCGTATCCGTTAGATTTGCTTCTCTATTCAAATCAGTTACTCCGATTGTCAGTAGAATAGCAAAAGTGTTTTCGGGTATCGCCTCTAGGATATCGAAAATAATCAACCTTATCGCTCCTGCAACATTTGCAGAAGTATCTGCTATATTCTCTTCAATAGTCTCAAAGATTTCAACTGTCGTTTCTTTCTTGAAACCCGCTATTGATATGATAGGAGGGTTGTTCAAATCAGGTGGTGGACTGTCGCAGATTTTCAGCATCTTCAGTAGAGTTAGTTCAACACTCATGCGAGTTGGATCATCGGTCTTCAATGTGGTGAAGAGTGTGGGTAACTTTATTGTGAGATTTGTTCCCTTTGTTGGAAGACTCATCAAATGGGTTCCCATACTAGGTTGGGTTATCACAGCAATAGACGGAATCATAGGTGCAGTAAAAGGATTCTTTGCAAGTGAAGGAAAGGGTATTCTTGAGAGAATTGGAATGGTATTCCAAGGAGTTATTGCAGGAATTGTCTCGGGTCTTTCACTAGGATTCCTAGAGTTCAATCAGATCATGGGTTGGTTTGATACGGCGACAACATGGTTGGGAGATGTGTTTTATAAAATCTATGAGTTCTTCACAGATACACTACCCAGTTTCTTTACAGAGACAATACCAAACTTCTTCACGGTGACTATTCCAAATTTCTTTGCTTGGTTGGGTAGCACTATATGGGAGGGTATAAAGTCGGCAGCACAGATGGCATGGGATGCCATTACCTATCCATTCATAATGATAAGTGATTTTTTCAGCAATCTAGTCAAGGACTTGCAGATTATGTTTGCGAAAATTGATCTTTGGATTGCTGAAGCATTGAACATCTTTGGTGCAGATGAAGATGATCCTGCCGTTGTCGCTGCCAAGAAAAAACTTGATATGTTGGAAGGAAAGGGAGAAAGAAAACTTACTCCACTACAGCAAGATGCTGCCCGAGAAAAACAAAGATTGAAAGACATACAAGTGAGAGAAAACAATCTAACTCAACTTGACAAAGAGACTAGAGAAGAAGAAAGAAAAGCAATGCGTGAGATGATGTCGAGAGTTGGGGGAAACACAACTATGAATGTTGTCACGACCACTAATGCGGCGACTACTGCTGTCTCTACAGGGAAGCAACCCGCAACGGAGTCTGATCCCTCTCTTCGAAGAGCAGCGGGAAATGTTCCTTATTATGGAGCAGGGATATAAAAGAAAACCCCCCGATTGCTCGGGGGGTTTTTGTCTCCCGCAGGAGACTGCCTTTTAGTCCTCAGCGGCGAGTCGTTCGAAGTAGGACATTGCATCGTCCTCTCCTGAAGGTGCTTCTTCCCGCACCTTGTTCTTCTTCGATGGTGGAGGAGTTGGGGTTTCCTCATCATCAAAGTCCGACTCTAGCGACTTGGACTCCGCAGTAGCACGGGGAGTTGATCCACCCAGTACCGCGTCAAGGCGTGTCTTAAGTTCGTCATAGGACTTATAGTTGGATGGGTCTGTAAACTCATTCAACTTGTGCTGACTCTCCCACAACTTCTTGAGTTTGGTGTCGTCGCCACCGAATAGTTCGGTTGGTGAATCAAACTCTGACTTGTCGTAGTTGAGATATCCTGCGACCTTACGAATGCGGATACGGAAGTTTGCGCCCTTCCAAAAATCAAAGGGAACAACTGGTTCCTCATCAGCGAACTCGGGTTTCATTGCATCCTGAATCTTCTGAAAAATCTTGGTTCCATAACGGAAGAGGAAGACCTTACCGTTGTTCTGTGGATTGGATGGATCATCAACCACAAGAATATTGGAAATATAGTTCTTCTTTCGCTTGTACTTCTGTGAAACCAAGTCCTTCTTGCCCTGCTCACCGCTGTTCCAAAGACGAGTGTTCATCTCCGAAACAGGGTCTTTCTCACCAAGAGTGGTACGAGAGTTCTCAATGTACCAACCACCAGGCCCTTGGAAGGCGTGTGAGTAGTAGAGAATATAGGGGGAGTCCTCATTGGGGGACTCGGGGAGGAAACGAACAATTGCCTGTCCTGTTCCCGCATCATCCACGGTTGGTCGCCAAAAGCGATCATCCTTGTATGAATTCTTTTCTGAATCCATTGATGCCAACTTCTGAATGAGGGCATTCGTGTTCTTGCTGTTTTTCTTTAGTGATTCAAACGACATCTGTTTTGCTCCTTTTTATACTGTTTCCAACTGTTTCCGTCAGTTGTATGAGGTAAGTATACTCTGTTGTGCGTGGTTGTCAAGCGACTCACCACAGTTTTGGTGTCTTTGGGAGAAGATTTCTTTCCTCCCCCTCTACTCTTATTTTCTCTTTAATTGGTTTAGATAGATACTTGGAGGCGAGTTCGGGTTCTATTTGAAACTCCTCACAGACCTCTACAACTGCCTCAAGGTATCCTCTATTGTTTTTCGAAACATGAGTTTCGACTCGTTTTGAGAATTCTTTTTCTAGTCTATCGAACATGGTTTCTCCATAATGCAAGATTAGTTGAGCGATACATAGTATGTAGGCAGTATACATCACCTCAAGGGAGATATCAAGCATGGCAAACGGTTTTACAGCAGAAGATCATGTGACGCTAAATCTAGGTTCGGGTGGCGCAGTAATCGCCACAGATTTTGTTAACACAGTTGACATGGGTTTTGGCAATGCGTCTGGCCCAGCACACTTTCAAATTGTTAAGTTGAGTACAGGTGGGGCAGGAGAATATGCTCTTCTATCCCAAGAATCACCCGCACCCGTACAGGTATGGATGATTGGAAATACAGATGTCTCCAATGGTTTTATTGCGGTTCGTGGTAATACAGTTGGAGATCAAGCAGTTCCCGTATCCCTTTCAGGTGCAACCCTTGAAGTTAGTGATATTACAATTGTAGGTGGAACCATTGATCGTATTGCAGATGGTGTCTCTGCTGACATTCGTTCAATTAAAGCAGGAATCACTCTATCTGTCGTGGGAATCAATAGCAATAGTGTCTCCGTCACGGGAGATGTTATGGTGGGCAAGGGTGTATCTTGTGATATTCGTTCTTTACCACTTCCTTCAGGTATGACCGCATGGAGTAAGGGGTTTGATGACACGACACTATACTCCTTCTCGGGATTTACACTTGAATCTGGTGTTAAAGTCAAAAACTACTTCAGCGGTCTTGAAGGTCTAACCCCCGGTCAAGCAGGCCCAGGTGGTGGACTTCTTTGTCTTGGATATACAGGTGCGCTATCTGCCGGTGCATCGACAGGATTCCTGTTGTCTCCCGGTGAAGAAGTATTCGTAGAAATAAAGAACTTGGATAAACTACTTGCAACTTCCGTGAATTTTGATGGCAATCAAACCTATGTCATTATGTCCATTCTAGGAACATAACATATGGGTGTAAACAGACACAGACTATCTGCGGGTCGGCATCTCGGTGCGGGTCGCTTGGTAAGATTGGTACAGGATTCTCCTATATTCAGGAATCCATGTCTTACTGGTAACTGCAACCCCCCTGTCTGTGATTTTGATACTGATCCTTGCTGTGATCCCGGTGTTCCAACAGGGATCAGTTCTGCCAATTCAAGTTTCAACAACTATTATGGTGCTACCGCCACATTTGGTATTACCAATGGTGGTCACATCATTAATGTGTTCGGTGTGGGAAGCATAAATCTATTGGTTCCGTCACACTCACAGTTGTTCTCTGAAAATAAATCAAAGTTGAACGATGCTGCTTTGGACTCACACTCACCTGTTTTCAATATCGCATCGAATCTTGGATATGCTCGCTACCATCCAAATGCTCAAATCAACGATGCATTTCCAAGAGCAAACTACGGACAAATCAAGAAGATCATCGGCACTACCCCCGCGATGTCTATGGGTTCTTCTAGTCCTCTCATTGATACAATTAAGACAAGAGAGAACTCGGGTGGAATTGACTTCTCGTATGATAATCAAAATCTAGACGCGATTCGTCCCACCACATTGACTAGAAAAACAGACCCTAGATTTGTTGATAAGAAGAAAGAAAGAAACGATCAATCCTTCTTCATTGATGTGGATGACACGGTTGCGTTCGTCAATGAAGTATCCGATCTAAACTTTGTGGCAGACAACGCATATAGAAGTTTTAGTCCTTCTTGTTGTAATACTTGTTCAGACCCAAGAGCAAGAGCAAGATGCTGCTGTTGTCAGGGAATGGATTCTCTAAACAATTGTGCAGGAAAGATTGGTTGCCTTAACTGTGCTGCGGGTGGTAAGACACAACTAGAACTATGCCAACAGGCGGGTTTGAGTGGTGGGCAAAGCATCAGCGAATTCTGTACTGGTGCAGGAGTTACTGTCTCACCAATTGATCCTTGTGATTTCATAGACTGCACTCAAGGTGGTCTTTATCCAAACTGTTATTGTGTTGGTGGAATTTGCGAGGGTGACTGCGCTCCTGTTGATCCATGTCAAGGAAAAGACTGTACTCAAGGTGGCAAATATCCAAATTGCTCTTGTGTCAATGGTGTCTGTGTTGGTGAATGTACTGCTGATCCTTGTGGTCAATGCACAGAATGCGAAGACTGCGTTAATGGAGTCTGTATCGCGAAGACCTGTGCGGGTGGATGCCCCCAATGCTATACTTGTGAATGTGGAAAATGCAAAGCACCTGATCCATGTCAACCATCTACTGGTTGTTACGAGTGCCTACGCGATCCTATAACTTGTCAATGCAATTGTGCGAGTAAATGTGAAAATTGCGAGCAATGCATAGGCGATCTATGTTTCCCACTATGTACCGATCCCTGCACCTACTGTGAGGACGGAGTGTGCTATCCTGTTAACTGCGATAATGGTGCAGGATTCATCGACTTTGATGTCGGAAGTGGATTTATAGGCCCAGGTTCGGGTAGTTGCTGCCCTTGCTCCGAGACGGATTGTAACCCCGAAGAGAATAAGTGCTGCCCCGCAGATGGTTCGAAGACCTGTGAGGTTTGTGATCCATGTGCTGATGTTCTATCCTATACACAGACAGGATCAGATGTTACATCAATGATGGGCAACTTCTCACAGAGAAGTTTGGTTTCCGTAGTCTACATGAGTCACGATCTGAACCAAGGTTTGTCGAGTTCTTATATTGCGAGTTCAACAGATACGGTTCTGTCTTGTATTGTCGAACTAACGGTAGCACAGGTCTATGGAAAGTTGGCGTATGTTGGTGCTACTCCATATGTCAAACCAACCAAGTTCAATGTCCATAAGATTCTCTATTCCGACTTCGATCCCGCAAATGCAAATTGCAATCTCCGTAATGGTTCAGATTCATGGAACACAGAGAATGCTCGTAGTGCGACAGATAGAACCGAGGCATTGTCCTCATTCACCGTGGGAACAAATGTCAAGGCGGGGGATAAGGTTTATGTTGATCTTACCGCTGTTGCCCGTGACGCTGTGAGAAACGGCGATGGGGTTCTCCGCTTTATGATCGAACCCGATGGTTTCTATGATGCATCAACTGGTTTGGATGTCGCTGATCGCGAATCACATCCTGCTATGCTTTTGGAGTTCTACTCAAGCGGTAGTAATGGGCCAAGAGTTGTAACGGAGATCAATCAGAATCTAAGACCCGCTACATCAAGACTCAACCCTGCTGTGGCACGATATCGTCTTGCGTACTCTTCCTGAAGTCATTGATTGTCTGACGGAGGGACGGAACGAAATTCACGGGGTTCTCTACGAACTCTTGTACCGTTCCGTCTTCGCTTGAGATCAACACGACGATCTGTCCTATTGTCTCTCCAGTAAGTTCCTTCCACATGATCGCATAGGCGGTTGCCTGTTCGAAGTAATTGTCGATATCGGAAGGACGCTTCTCCTTGCTTGACCCCTTGAAGTCAATCACGGATAGAACCCCGTTATACTCAGCAATACAATCGACTCTCCCTGCCAGTTTGAGTAATTTGCTATAGAGAGGAACCTCTAGAGCATGGATGTTGTCGATGTTGTTGAGTTGTGAGATCATCTGTTTGAAGAGAAGAACCTCCGAACCCTTCGGTTCTAGTTCCTCCTTGTTGTTGAGATAATCTTCGATGATAGAGTGGAGATAGTTTCCGCGAACAGTCACTCGCTTGGACTCATCGGGATTGTTCTTACGCCATTCAGCGAAGAACTTCTTCTTTTTATGTCCAGTTACCGTTGTGACGGAATAGTATCTCACACCGTCAGGGGTGGTATAATACCTACCCTCTTCTGTTGTTACGCATTGAAGTGGTTCAAATGCGTAATCTTTTTCTACATGATGAAAAGTCTTCTTGTTGTTCACGATCATAGTATACCTCAAGTATAATCAAAGTCAACTCGGAATGTATCACTTGTCTCTATTCTGTCAAAATCAGCACCAACCGAATCCAAGTAATTTATCTTCATGGTCGATCCTGTTTTCTCCACAATAACAGCAGCATTGAAATTGTATGTGGTTCCTGTACTTACATCAGTATAAGAGAATTTAGGAACTATTCTTTTCAATGTATCTGTGAATGCGGTTGCAGTTGCCCATTTGTTTGATCCCGCAGTCAATGATATCTGCATGACAGGAGTTCCTTCGTATGTGACCTTTGCAACAGCGGTGAGTGCAGAAACATCATTATCTTCGTTTGATATCATCACAGGAGTTACAACCTTTGCTGCAACAGTAAATGATCCCGTGATCGAAACTCTTTCTTTGAGTTGATTGGTGGTTGTTAATGAAGTGAAGTTTCCTGTGGCGATTCCGCTACCAAAGGTATTAATATAGTTCTGATATATCAGCGAGTTCATCTGATGTTGATCTCCAATCTATTTGCATAAGTGGCGATTGTTTCAAGTCCTGCGCTGATATTGTTTGGTAGTGCAACAAGAACAACTCTTGACATATCCGTAACTGGAATAAACACCTGTTGTTCTAAAAGACCGTCTACTGACCCATTCATAATGAATAGATCATATACATTGTCTCCCTGCGTTATTCCCGCTGTTCCTCCATCTGTTATACCGACAGCATAATTGTACAGTATAAGATAACTTGATCCTGAAGTATCTGAAGTTATTCCACCGGGAGAAATTTTGATGTTCACACCTTCTACAGCGGTTGCGACACCTGTCATATCCTTGATGGTCTGTGCGCCTGTGTACTCAAACCAAGCGGCGGGTTGTTTTCCTATGATGACCGTATGTTCACTTTGGGTCGTTGTCGCTAGACTAGATTCAGTCTGATCTATTTCTCTTCTTATGTCAAAAGAATTACTTTTTCTGCGATACGATGGCATCGCAGAGTTATCAACATTTCCATTGACATCAAGATCGCCCATGTGTTATTCTCCAAGAACAGAAATCGTACAACCACCCGAAGATGTCTTGAAGAATATTCTTCCTAGATCAGTTGTTGGGACAAATGTAGACTCTCCGTTAGACAAGAAGTTACATTGACCTTCTGCAAGTCCTGCCTGTGTAAATCCCCAAAAAAGTCTAGAACCGGGCGCATCCACAACACGGATGAGAATACCTGAGTTCAACTGTTTGCTATTACCATCACCAAAAATGGAATTATTTGCATTAGTGAATCCTGCCGAACTGATGACTCTTTTATTTCCAATTACCGTTGGTTCGGGCGATACTGTTCTACGGATATCATGTGCCGAAGAGTGCATACGCGCAGTCCAAGAGGGCATTGCGCTGTAGTCGATTGTACCACCTGCTGTTAAGTCTCCCATGTGTTTTTTTCCTTATCTGTTATATCTATCTCTTACATCGTCCAATTTGAGAACAAGATGCTCATATCTGGGCCATCCACGACTCCGTTACCATTGAGGTCATATGGATTTTCATCAAATGTGATTGTTCCCCAGTTGGCAAGAAGTTCTGCAAGATCATCAGATGCAACCGTTCCATTTCCATTGAAGTCTCCGACCAATGGTTGCGAAAATTCAACAATAGCGTTATTGATGTTTCCAAGTGTATCTAGGCCTGGAATGTAACTACCATACACTACCGTCTCTGCTCTATAGGCGACAGTCAATTCGGGTAGCAATGAGATTTGAGTAGTTTCAAATGGAGCAATGACCTTGAATATGAACTTAACTATTTGAACAGGTTCAGTTACAATGAAAACTTGACCAAGTTGACCATATCCATAGTACAGTCCGTTTCCGTCTGCGGGTGGAATAGACTCGTTGATTCCTGTGTAATCACCACCGATTCCTGCACACTCTGTCACATCTTGTGGGCAAGGCATACCACTAGGAGGAACCCAAATCATTGGGTGGGAACCCTCATGTGAGATTCCAACAAACTCTAGAACGGTATGATCCCAAGAGAAAATGATATCTGATACAAGATATCTTTGTGGGGTAGTTTGTGCAGACATCATTAGAGAAACCGAGAATGTCTGATCCTGCGAAACCTTGTTTGTTTCGGGAACTAGGGTCAGATCAATCTTGGCATTTGGATCAGTCTGTGCGAGAGCAGATGTAGTTATGAACAACGATGTAATTATAGTGATTAGTTTATTGAGCATTATTGATTTCCTCTACTCCACACATCTCTTATTGCGTTGTGGAGGTTTCTGTAGTTTGAACTACTATTTTCTGTCATCTCTAGAATGGTTGTATGAAGACTGCGATAAGACTCTTCCTTCTTGGTCTTCAACTCTTTCTTGATTGATCCTAGATCGACTAGTTCCTGTGCAAGTTCGCTACCAAGAACTTGTTTCGCCATTTCGAAGTCCACCTTGTCTAGACTTCCATACTTGTCAGAGAGTTGTTCCTTGGCACGATCAACTCTTCCTTTTCTTCTATCAAGTTCTTTTTGTGCTTCCTTGCCTTCGTCTCCACCTTTTCTTATAGCGTCCTTTAGATCGTCATTGCTCTTTTTATTGAACTTGGTTGTGAGTCTTTCTCTTTCTTGTTTCGCTTTCTTTGCAAGTTTACCTTGCTCCCCGCCCTTCTTAATGAGGTCATCCAAATCTTTGTCTGTGGCATCCTTGACTAGATCGTTCACTTCACTTTCTTTCTCTTTCTTCTCTCTTCTTGCTTCTATGTTGGTGTCAATTTTATTGTTGATCTTGTCCACTACTGTTTGTAGTAGGTCTTGTTGTGCCGCTTCTACATTTGTGAGTTCTGCGGGTTTTGTGTTGATAAATGCTTGAAGGAGTTGTCCTATCTTGTTTTTCTCAAGGAACTTCTTTAATTTGTTCTCTTCCTCTTTGTCTTTCACATCTAACTTACTAGAAATCACATCCCAATCATACTCTCCCTTTTCTTCTTTACCATCTCCCTCAACCGCATTATCAATAGCGTCCTCCACCTTGGCAGAGGCATCTTCTAGTTCTTTTTGACCTTCGCTTTCAGCATCATCTTTTGGTTTATCATCGCCCTCGGGTTCGGGTTCCTTCTCGTCCTTGGGTTCTTCTTTGGGTTCGGGTTCCTTTTCGGGTTCCTTCTCGTCTTTGGGTTCTTCTTTGGGTTCGGGTTCCTTTGTGGTATCGCCCTCTCCCTTGTTCATGGGATCATCATTTGGGTCTTCACTTCCCTTCTCGGGAACCTCGACATCTCTTTTGCTGAGTTCTGCTGCTGCTGAACTCGCACTAGCACCTCCACGGGCAACGATGTCCTTTAGAACATCGTCACTTGCTTTCGCAGCATCATCCGCTGGCATTTTCTTACGGATAAGTTTCGTGTTCTGATAGGAACCACGCTTCTTTGCGCGTTCTGCGCGTTCTTTTGCTCTACGCTTCTTTCCGCGCTTACCCTCGGAGATGTCTAGAAAACTATTGAAGTCTAGCATATTACCTCACTTTGCGGCATCGTTCATCATTTCAGAGAACTTCTCACGACCTCTGAACGATGCAAAATGAAGAACAAGTTCTCCGTTTGATCTTTCTTCCCTATCAATCACCAAATCCAACATCTTTCTACGGAAGGTGGCATCCTTATCCATGACTGCCTTCATCTTTTTCTTGATATCAGGTGTGTCGGGAAGAACCAACTTGATTGCAGTAACCTTCTTGGGTTTCATGCTTGGGCCACGGTGCTTGATTGGAATGATCTCCGCTGCCATGTCAGCAATAGAACGCTCTTGTAGATTCTCCTCTACAACACTACCCGCACCTCTGCTACGAAGGATTCCTCTGATGTCGGCAAGTTCACGCGCTGCATCATCGTCACCATTTGCTGCTTTCTTGTCGTATTCCTTCATTAGTTCGCGTAGTTTGCTAATGGACAACTTTTCCAATTCGGCGCGGGTGTGTGATTCGTCTATTTTTTCATCACAACCGCATACTGATTCAATTTTGACACCAAATGCTTTGAATTTGTTGTCGATGTAGTCCTTGATTGCGTAGTCGTGACTTACTCTTTCTCTCTCTGACCAAATTTCTCTATAGTCCTTCACATCACCGTTCTTGTCAGAGTTGAAAATTGCTGTTTCATCTGCCATCGGAGAAGTGGATACTATGTAGTATTTGCCTCCAAACTGATAAAGAGTTTGGAAACCCATCTTTTTTACCTTTTTGATGCTCTCTGATGCCTCACCAAGTTCGACAGATTCCTTCACCACCGATATCGCTTTGTAGCGACTCTTCACCAGTTCCGCACCGTCAAGCACATCCACCAGACCTTCGTAGTTGTAGTCTGTTGCCGCAGACTCGGTGGAATAGGGCCCTGCCACCTTTAACTTGCCACCGTCTTTGTATACGGCATAGTACCCCTCGGGATCAACCTTGTCTGACTTGATTGCTTTCTCTTGCTCACCAAGTTCGACAGATTCCTTCTTGGTTCCGTCTTCCTTGCGGTGAGACTTGTATCCCTTGCCCTTCATCCACCATGCCAATGCCCAAGGATTGTCAATTTCCTTCTTCTTCTTCATTGCCTTGACAGTTCCTTCCCAACCGGGAGGAGAAACTTCATCAAGTTCAGTTGACTCACCGAAGAAGGTATCGAAATAGTCGTTCACCACATTTGCAGGGTAAGAACCCATAAACTTGTCGGTGAAACCGTGCTTCTTGAGAATCTTGGTGATCTGACCAAACTTCTTGGTAGATGCCTTCTGCTTCATTATTGGTTTGAGTTCCTCAATCGCTGCCTTGGGAATTGAGTACATATAGTCTTCAAGTGCTGCTTTGACACCACCTTCTGACAAGTCAACAGACTCCTCGACAATACCTGTCTCTCCATCAAGACGAACATACTTGCCACTTTTCTCGTCCCAAGTGTACTGATCCTCAAGATCATCAAAGGGGGTCTTTTCTCCATCAAGACGGACATACTTGCCCTTCTTGGCATCCCAAGTATACTGATCCTTGAGTTTCTTGTCCGCTGCCTCTTTCCACGCCTTGTGTGCGTTTTGTCTCACTTGTTCGCTTGTGAGGGCGCGATAGGGATTGGCGTTGCTTTCGATTTGTTGTCTGCTAGGGGGTGTCCACATAGTCTTTACCTTTCAGTCTTATTTAGATGTGTGTTCTAGAGTTTTTCTAATCCACAACAGGTCTGTCTTTATTTGGGCGATATCCGTGTTGATTTGCATACGAAATGCATCGCCAATATCAAGTCTTTCGTCAATTGTAATGATTTCTTTTTCGATTCTATCTAATCTATAAATGTAGTTTGTGTTCGTAGAGGAGACATTCCAAATAAAGATAGCAATAGTCAAAAACCATCCCATCAGGATTGCAGTCACGCTAAACTTTTTGTGTACGGCATTCAAGTTTCGATCAGCGTCAGGCATTTCATCTCCTTGGTTAATATTTGAAGTTTCAGGATGAAACCTTACGCTATATGTAGGTGTTTCTTGATCTTATACATACCACAGAGAGGGCATCAAGACATGAGACTCAACAAAAACAACCATTTTTCTTTGATGGAAACCATCAACAGAGAACTTTATAGCGAAAATTCAAAAAAGAAAATCATAGAATCATGGTGGAACACACCCTCTTTGACAAAAAGAGATGCAGATCAACTCATCAATCAAATAGAGAAAGTTTATAACAAAGGTGGTCTTAAAGGTATTTGGGATCACCCCCAAACTGGGGAGAAAATGTCCTTGTGGGAACTAATCCAAGGACTTCCTGAATTCCTATACACGGAATCACCCAACATGATTTCATATGTTCTCAGTTCTGTTAGAAAAATCTTGAGCGTAGCAGATGTTCACGATCCAAAACTAAGTGGAGTCTTTGAATCAGTCGAAGAAGATGCTATTAAAGAAACAGAAGAGGATGACATAAATGATGTAAAGGATCGCGAGATCGCTGATATTATCATTAGATATAATCAAGTGGTCAATCGTGCATTAAGGGCAAGGTTTACGAGTAAAACTAGACGAAAGTCTCTGTAAAAGAAAAGGGAGGGCGTTTGCCCTCCCTTTCTTGTATTTATGTTTTCTTGAATCAATCGAAACCGGGAACTTCTCCACTTGTGGTTGCCCCTCCAATACTGTAACTGGTGTGGTTGACACTCCAAGTCGTTCCGTTTGTTCCCTTGAGGAACGCGAAGTCAAATTCGAATGGCGTAGTCGATCCCACTCCATTTGGATTATTGTACAAGATATTGGTTGGTCTTGTTAGTGAATCGTTAATGGAGAAGTCCATCGAGAATGGTTGACGATCAGTACCAGTTCCCCCTCCTGAGAAGATTATGTACAAAGACCTGCTTACCAAATCTCCCGCTGGACCTGTTAGACTCTCTCCTGTTGTACCTAGAGGAGAACCAGGGCCGTAGTAACCAGACAGTCTTTGTTCCCACCCCATTGCTGCATACGCACCCCCGTAACCAGTAAATAACTGTTCAAATGGGTCTTGAATTTTGAATGAACCATTGTTTGGAACTGAAGAATCAGAGTATGAATTGAATAGTCTACCTCCACGATATCTTGCAGTCTTCCCTGAATCTGTGATTCTTGCGTAGAATACTTTTCTTCCTTCTGTGTCTTCATCAACGGGCGCACCAATATAGTAGTCATTGATACTTGTACTTGTGGTTCCTGTAACACCCCATATCATGCTATAAGCGTTAAATGCATCGGTTGTGCTACCAAATAGAACATCCATTCTCATCAAATTTGAAGCAGTACTCTCTTCGAAAATCTGATATATTCTCAGTTTTTCTACCTGAATATGCCCTGATCCCGGTGTATCAATGTCTGTGAATGTGGAACCCGACAATGCATCAGGATTGAAATATGCCTTGACTCTACCACCTGTGGTCTTCCATGTTGCGTGATAAACGGAACCAGTTTCACCTACACTATCTGATCTTGTAACATTGTCGTCAAAATATGGCCCCTTGAGTCTACCATAGAAAACAGAGTCTAGAGGAAAGAATGATTCTGTTTGTACAATACTGGCGGCAACACCAAGTGTTGCCTCTGCTTGTCTAAAGGACTTTCCTCTTGTTGTTCCTCTTTGTGTGAGTCTTGCCTGTACTTCGGGAGTATTTACATCCGAAGACCTGTTGCTGACACCCCAACCACTTGAAGAATCTCCTGCCGCAGCGGCCGAGGAAGTAGCATTGGAAAGGTTGGTGTTCTCAAAGAGAACGCTGTTCATTCTCTGACCTGTGTTTAGATTTTCATAGATGCCTTTTCTTGCATCAAAACCCCAACGCATACCTTGACTATCGACAACAACCTTGTCGAAATTTGCGCCTCTTGGTGTGTTTTGTCGATTTGTGTGATGTGATAAGAACAACTTTTTGTCAAACATTGATCCATTTCTCCCAAAGTAACTTCCCGTTTTTGTCAATCCCCTTGATGTAAAACGCATAATATGTAGGTTTTTTAGGTCTTTCCCTTATAATCATATTGCATTCCCTCAGAGTTTTATTACCCTTCTTGGAGTTACATTCTCTACAGGCGGTGGTCAGATTTGTCCATGAGGAATCACCACCCTTGCTTCTAGGATGCACATGGTCAATTGTCATCATTTTTTTACTATGAAGACCACAGTACTGACAGGTATAATTGTCTCTTCTGAAGATATTTGCCCTTGTTGGGTTTACAACCGCACATGGTACTTCATAAAAACGAAGAAGAACGATGGCGGCGGGTAATTTAAACACGCCACCTGTCGTTCTTATTTCGTAGAATTTATTGTAATTTGTTGGTTGGGTCGCCTTCCCTGTCATAAGCAGTTTGACTGCTTTAGTCCAAGGTATTATTTTCAAAACTTGCTCACACGCATTCAAGAGAAGAACTTCTCTATCTCTTACCATGCACTCCTCCGTGTGTTATTCGACATACTTGAGCAACTTGGTGTAGTAGTCAGGAACCTCTGCCAAGTGTTGCAATGCAATATTCTCTGCTTCATCAGGATCATCGGTGTGTTCCATCTCGACCTTGATGCCCATCTTGAGTTCCTTCTCAATCTTCCCGACAGAAACTCCATGCTTTTTAGCGAGTTGTTCTACTGATTGGACTTTTACTTCTTCTGACACTTCCCCCTTGGAGAGCAACTTGCTCACAGGACTGTCCTTCTCCCAAAACTTGCAAGACCAATATTTCGCCTTCCACTTCGGGCCTGGGTCTTCGTCGCAACCATGTCTTGCACGGAAGTTCTTAAGACGCTCGGGTTGGTCACGCTTGATGGAAAGGTTTGGATCACCGAAACGAACGAGAACCACATTACCCTTGTCATTTCGGACATAAACCCCGAACTTCTTGGGGCCATCGGGTGTGCGAAATGGATCGTTCAACTTGACATTCTTGGGTTCTCCACCCTCAAAGATCATCACATCTTCGATCTCCTCGTCACAACCACAGTCCTCGCTGACCGTCTTCCAACTTCCTCCGTGTTTTTTATACCACTTCGATGCCCATGCATTTGCATATGCAGATGGATACACATCGAATGTCTTCTTTGCCATTGCAATCGCCTTCTTCCAAAGAGAGGGATTGGTTGGTTTGTTTTCTTCTTCCATATCAGTCACTCCTGTTTTGACAAACACGGGTTTCTGTCCTTTCTTGGACTCTCCACCCTTGGTGGCATCTCCTGCCTTCTTCTGTGCCTCTCGTTTTCTACGCACAAAGTCACCTATCTTTTTCTTGCCTAGTTTTTCTGCTTTTTGACGAGACAGACAAGCAGCGTATGGTTCTCCCTCTTTGGCATCACCACACTCTCCTACTCTTTCACCCTTCTCGTTGTAGCGATCCCAACCCGCCTCTCCTCCTGCGGATTGCTGATTAAACCAAGCACCAAGTCCCGACTTGCCGTAGACTTTTTCATTAATTAGATTCTGTATTACGCGAAAATTCATTTCTTCAACTTCTTTGCTGCCTCTTTTGGCGATTCGTGATCGTAATATAGTTCAAGCATATCAGTTGGGTTGATCTTGCTGTAGTTTCCACCGATTTTCTTGAGTTCCATTTCAAACTCACGGAACCATTTCATAAGTGGTCTTTCTGCCTCTTGCTCTTCTTTTGCCTCACCGATCTTTGCATAAGGAGGATTGATGTCAATATCACCCTTCTTCATTGCTGCGGCAACCGATAGATGCTGCTTCTTGTCTGCGTCGATCACGGGCATCTTGACACGGGGTGGTGCATCTGCGGGTGGAGTCATGGACTGAATCTTCTGTAGTCTTGCCTTTAGAACCTGTTCACCACCGATTTCCTCTAACCATGCGAGTGCTTTCGCCTGATCGTAGAACTTGGGATTCATATACTTGCCTTCCTTGATTGCAAGGATTGCATCATTGACAGATGCTTCGAAGATGTTGATATCACCTCCGCCGGGATTTCCTCTACGAGCGTTTCCGTAGGCATCACCCATAGCACGAAGAACGGGGATAAGTTCGCGAATATTCATATCGACCTCAATACCACCGACCTTTGCTCTTGGATCATTAAACATGGTCGCTGCCCATCTGTGGTGTCCGTCGAGGATACGCATATCGTTCGACACGATGGAACCGAGTTCACCACCTTTGACACCACCGATTGCCATGCCAAGGGTCTTGCCAAGGTAGATGGCATCCTGTGAGGGGAGAAGTTTAGATGCTGACCAAGATGCATTCTTGGTGCGAATCTTGTCATCATTGACATCACCATCCATCTTACCTTTTGTGGCAAAATATTTCATCAACTTTGAGGGAAGTGGATCAGGAAACTCATGTGGATCAATTGTCTCATTGATATGAAATGTCTTTAGAAATGTACTATAAGGAATAATCTTGCTCATCATTTTGCCTCGTTCTTTAATGTATTTACCTTTACCCATGATCTACAGACTATGTACACGCATCCGACAATTCCCATTACACACCACATTGCTATCTGACCCGATTCACTCAAAGGGGCATTGTCCTTCCAACCTAAATTCTCAACAAGAGCAGGGAGGAAAACCGCAAAAGTTGTCCAAAACTCTGTTGACTTGATCCCTTGTGGTACGCTTACTGTTTCCATAGTTTCTCCTTAGAAGTTTTGTGGGAACATGACAACCATTGGGTTTGCCAAGTCTTTTCTGATGGAACTGGGTTCATAGTACTGCCCACCTAGTTCCTTTGCCATTCTTTTAGCAAGAGAAGAATAAATTCTTGCTCTTGCAGGATTTACATTTACCTTCGTTCCAAACACAATTGCTTTTGGTTTATTGTCTCTGAAGAAGGTACGCGAAATTTCCATTATTGTTGCAAATATGGTGGAAACCGTACTAGCATCAAACAAATTAATATCATCATCGGTTCCCTCATCCCATTCGAAAACATATTTGGTTTTTACTCTGCTCCATCCTTGTTTTCTTGCTTCCTCTGCGGTAATTATGTTCATCCATCTCATTCCAAAGGAAAGTTCATAGATTCCCTTAGAATCAATGTCATGTTCGGTGGTGAAGTCGAAGATGAATTCTGAATACTCTTTGCCACCAAAACCAAGAATGTTCCTATACTCAACCTCGTATTGATAACCCTTCACCGCTTCCATGCCATGTTTGTCGATGAAACTATCTGTTTCGGCACTACTGGTGGCAAAGAAACTCTTGGTGTTCTTTACAGACAACAGTTGGAAAGTCCACGACCAGTTACCATTCCCCGATGACCAAAGTTTATAGGGTGAAACTTTTTGAAATAGTTCGATGATGTACTGCTTGAAGGACTTCAATTATTATCTCGTTGTATGTTTCTGTCTTAGCGTCTTTTCTGCTGCTGTTCCTTTTACACCGGGTGCTTCGCATACTCTCTCAATTGCTTCACGGAATCCACCGACATTGTGTGGTCTGTCGATTCTGTGATTGTAGTCCATCGTCATGTTGGGTGGGGTGTCGTATAATCTAGACACGCACTTTTCCTTTCCACAAAGAGGACAAGGTTCATTTATTGGATTATCACGATTCGCTATTGTGCTGTAGGTATCAAATGATTCATTGCACGACGAGCATGAAAAAGAATATGTTGGCATGATATTACCTCAAATGTATGTATAAAGCACCACCCTCCTGTGTGAAGTCAGGAGGGTGGGCATATGCGGTGTGTCAAATCCACCGCTTTGAATTCTCATATTTTTTATCGTCTACGACGAGCGACCAAACCTGCCATACCAAGGAGGGCAATTGCACTTGGACTTGGAACTAGAGCGTACATCTGAAATGCCCCACCTGCCGTGTTTTCAATCTGTGTTGGAAGCGGTTGCCAAGAACCCCAATTATTGGAATCCGTATACCAAAAACCTTCAACATTCTCTCCTTGTGACCAAACAAACTGATCTCCAGTAGAAATGTTGAGAATTGCACCGATGTTCATAAAATATGAACCTGATGTTAGATTAAAGTCAGCAACATCAAGAGCATCAACCCCGAACTGATACACAGGTTGTCCGTAAAAACTATCCATTCCCGTAGAAGAAATTGTGATATCCGAAATATCGACGCGCTTCGAATAAATTTGATTTTCAAATGCTGAATCCCAAACAACGATTTGGAAACAATCAACATTGGTCAATCCTTGACCAAAGAAACCATTCATTGAACCCCACCATGTAAGTCCACCTACGGTAGTGAAATCCTCCAAAGAAAATGCTTGCGCTCCACTCTGTGGGTAGTTATAGTTACCCTTGCTGTCGAAACCATCTGAATAGAACCCAACACCTTCGAAAACTGGAGCATTTTCGAAGACCACGAAACCCGCGTTAGCATAATTTGAAATCCCAAACATCCCAAGGCCCCAAATTCCTACACCACACAACTTGACGACAAAGTTATTTACCATTCTTCTTCTTTCCTTTTTGCTTTGCATTCCACACATGAGGAGAACCTTATCCCCTCTTCTTCGCTGACACTCAGAGTATACAGCGACTAATTTACTTGTCAAGAACAGAGTGGAAGAATCACTTATATGCTTTTTTGCTTATTACTTCCATTTACTGAAAACATAAGAAATATCTTCAGCGTTAACATAACCATCTTTGTTCAAATCTCCCTCTGCTCCAACTCCCAATAGTCCCCAATTTGCGAGAACAACTCCTAGATGCTTTGCATCATAGGTAATGTCAGGATCAGTCCAATCAAAGTCATATCGTACTCCGACAGGTCCAAGTCTTGGTTCGTTTTCTGTCGCATAATCATTAGCAGCAGCATCATATATGTCTGGTTTTCCTGCTGAAACATATTCTACTTGATGTGCAGACATCAACCATCTACCATCAATTGTTGTTCCATACCATACTGGGTCTTGCGTAGTGTAGTTCCACTTGATTTGCTTAAGGTTCTGAATCAAAGCGGTGTGTGGCCCGTAATTGGGCATCTTACCAATACCTGATGTCCAGTTGCTACCAATATTGGTGTTACGAATCATAACATTGTAGGACTCGGTGATATGCAAACCACGCATCCAACTTGTGCTTGGTTCGTATGATCCGATACGACCGCCTTGAAACACAACATCATCAATTACAACATCCACCGCACCCTGACCAAAGATACCTTGTGACCAAATGGGATCAAAGCGATCCTTTGGTCTGTACTTATACAGGATGCTGTTGGTTATTCCGTAGTCGCAGTTTGGTTCAAAACCAGAAAACCATTGCATCAGATCGGGATGTGCCTCTGTGCAGTTCTGTAGTCCGCTGTTGCATCCAACATTGCCGTAGTTCTTGAATGTTGATGTAACAATGAGTGCGCCTTTGCCAGTAAGATCGCTTTCTATATTCTCTATATCGCAACGAATCATCACAGTAGCAAATCCACTCCACAGATTTGAAATGATGCAATCGAACGCCTCGACATGATCCCATCCCCCACCCGCCATGCCTGTAACTTGATTGTTGGTTGCAGTCCAATTGTCAATGGTGCAGTTCACAAGACGGAGTGCCTGACCCTCTTCCCAATATTGCATTGGAGATGAAGTGGTGGTCATTATAGCACCAACATTTGGGCCATTTGCGTGTTGAATTATTAAACCTTCAATCTTAACTTTGTTGGTTCTGAAACCTGCACTATTGCCAATATACCCAATGCGAGCAGAAACTTGATTGTTTGGATTATTCTTTACAGTAACATAGCGATATTTGTTTCCATGATATCCTGCCCAGTATTGAGCGGCCCAAGCATGATCTCCTTCGGAGAGATAGATGGTGATACCATCAAGATTTCCATTAATTGATTTGGACACCATAGCATTATAAAGAGTTTTCTTTGGTAATGCTTCTGTGCCGGGATTTGCGTCATTACCCCAAGTTGCAACATAAACAACAGGTTTTGACAGGGTATTGTTAAAGTCTGATGCAAACTGTAGAGGTTCGACACCCATTGCAGTAAACTTCCATGTTGCGTTTCTCAAAGTATCGAGAAATGGTTCATACTGTGGACGAGATTTGATCGTTCCTCTTCCCAAAACAAAAGGAGTTCCGCTATTTGGATAGACGATGGCAGTCAGCGTGTTCTTTTCTGCATCAGGAAGTTCTCCAACATCTACCCAATATCCATTGATATTTTGATGTAGAGTCTTTGAGAAAACGCTGTGTGCTGGCCCTCCATTCAAATAAAAGTCAACTCTTGCAATATCGGTGAAGTGATATGCAAGCACTCCCATTCGTGTTGGTTGATTTATAGTCTCAAACTGTGGACTGACCCAACGAGCAACCACTCGATTTTGATAACCATATGCCGCAGAGTCACCTACGGCGGCGGGTTGCTCGGGAACAAAATTTGGATTGTTGCCTGATATTATGTTTTGTGCGTGAATTGAAGATGTAATTAAAAGTGCTGCGAATACTGTTACTAACCATTTCATGTGTTTTCTCCTTTTAATGGTTACATGACAAAAGTTGTTAGTTGCATGGCCAAGTTATGTTTGGACATTGACCCATACAAGGACTTGTCCAGTTTACTATTCTGACATTTGGTTCTATGAGATATTTGGGTGATCCAGCGACAGGTTGTGTATCACCAAAATCTGAAAGACTACCGCAATAGTTCTCTATCAGGACATTCCTGAGTTGAAGTCTTGGATTGGAGGTGAACTGATCGGGACGCTTGAAACGCAAGGTCTGATCTGATTGAGTTACATTCTTGATGAGCAGATGGTTCGTGTCCATCTCCCACCACCCACCCGCTGATGTTACTACATTCTGCTCTATGTCGATGTTGACAAGTGCTACATCATCGAAACTCTCGGTTCCCGGGGAAAAATACTCATACATCATGCCCTGTCCCCAAAAGTTACGCATGAATATGTTGTACATGATGTGGTTCTCCCTGCGGATGGGAGAACCTTCCGTACCAAACCAATGCCACCCGTCAAGGTGATCGCTACCTATTCTTACTGGTTCATATGCCTCTGCATTGATCGTGAGGAATGCTCCGCTGAATGGAGTGTCACCAGGCCTAACACAATGATAGTTGATGACCATTTGATTTGATCGCACATTTCCACGGGTGTTGAAAGACGAGCAATTAGTTACATGAACAGCGGTGAAAGAACCAATCGTTCCGTTTCCAAGTGCAAATCCACCGCCATACGCTGGTTCTGCCCATGTTCCGTCAGGGTTGTACGCCTCGTAGATCGCATGGCATCGGTTCGCCCAAAAGTAGCAAGATGAACTATTTCCGTTTCTAAAATAGGTGTTTGGTCTTGCAGGATCGGTATAGAAAGTCACATCCTCCACCTTGATGAAGTTGACTCTCAATCCACCCGCAGGGTTGCCGTTTAGTTTGACTTGATCTCTTGTCAGGCCAGGTGCAGGACGGAAAGTCAAATATCTTTCAAATGTCTGACATCCGTGGTTACTGTACGCACCGACAGATATAAGATTCAAACCTTCCATGAGGTAGATCGTGCCACCATCTGCCTTGCCATAGTTTGTCTTGAAGTGCTTGAGCGCACGACCCATGCTGTTGAATGG